GACTGGAATGCCACAGCACAGGGGGCGAAATCTGCCGGTGAGGCTAACCTGACGTTAGCCTGGATGCCCGGTGAAACAGGCCAGCAAGGTGTGGTGGCGTGGTTCCATTCCGGTGAGACCCGTGGTTACAAGATCAAATACCCGAATGGCGCCGTTGATGTGTTTAAGGGTTGGGTAAGCAGCCTTGGAAAAACTGTGACCGCCAAAGAGGTGATCACCCGGTCCATCAAGGTGACCAATACCGGGCGGCCATACATTGCCGAAGACGGCAATTCGCCAGTCGTGCCAGTCAATGGTGTGACCGTAGCGCCGACCACCGCAAACGTTGCAGTGGGTGCAACGGTGGATTTGACCTTTAGCGTGCTGCCGGCCAATGCAACCGATGCTGGTTTGCGTGTGAGTACCTCTGCACCGGCAACGGCCACCGTTACTCAAAATGGCAATGTAGCCAAAGTGAAAGGGGTAAAAGCCGGTAGCGTGGACATCATCGGGATGACAAACGATGGGCTGCTGGTGGCCATTGCCAAGATTACCGTAGCCTAATTTTAATTCAGCGCCCCGCGAGGGGCGTTTTTTATTGGTGGATTTATGCTGAAAAAAGACGCGTTTGACTATGCCGATAAGAAGGTCGAGATTAGTGAACTTTCAGGATTGCAACGTATTGATTATCTTTCATTTATTAAGAAAGTGGCGGATGAATACGACGCACTTCCAGAAGAAACCAGTGATTCTGATCGAAATATCGCTTTTACAACAATGCAATTGCGCATTAACGCCTGGTTGGTGGCCGCATCGCTTTGGCATAGTGATAAAAAACAAAATGTTGAAACACTGCGACAGGCTGTGTTGGAAGACTGGTCCGGCGCGGCGATTGGCGGATGCAGCCAGAAGGTCCTGGTGCTGAGCAATATGATACCGGCCCAGGTTGAATCTTCAGATACCGATAAACACGCCCTCCCAGAGACAGAGGAAGACCTTACCCCGGAAAAGCCCTAGCCTCCGAAATCCACTTTGCCATGCGTCTGGCACGCGAGTTTAAGCGGCCGGACTGGCGACGGATGCTTTCAGAGATCAGCGCGACGGAGCTGGGCGAGTGGGCTGGATATTACCGGGAAAACCGCTTTTCTGACGCTTTGCTTGATGCTGAGTTCTCTTCACTCAAAGCAACCATGGTGGCTCTGTTTACGTCCGGCGACGAAGAAATTTATCCCGGTGATTTCAGCATATTAACCTCACCCGAGCCGGAAACAGAACAAACAGACGATGAACTGATGTTGATCGGGGAGGGGATTTTCGGAGGGGTACGCTATGGCGGAGCAGATTGCTGATCTTGTCGTCAATTTGGATGCAAACACGGTCTCTTTTCAGGAGCAGATGGGCCGTGTTGAGCGGCAGTTACTCGAGTCAAGCCGAAAGGCGGATGTGTCTACCGATCGTATGCGTCGCTTGGCAGAACGCCAGGCAGCAATGATCAGTGGGATAGCTGAAAATAGCGCCGGTGCCACAACGAAGATGCAGGCCAGCCAGGCTGTTGCCGTGGATGGCATGAAAGGGAAATGGTCTGAGGCATCGAGGGCCGTCGATGAAACCCATCAACGCATCGCGGATCTCAGCGCCAGGCTTCGTGAAGAGCAGCAGCAATCTCAGGTTACCGGGGATGCGCAAGATCGCCTGACTGCGTCTTTTTTCCGTCAGATCGATGCAGTAAAGGAAGCCGGAAACAGCCTGCAAGAGCTCCGTGTGATTCAGGAGCAGATCCGAGTTGCCAGGGCATCCGGCAATATAACACAGGGGGATTACCTCTCTCTCGTGACGGAAACGGCGACAAAAGAGCGCGCACTGGCTCAAGCGGAACGCGAGGCCACGCAGGCTAAAAACGCCTTTTTACAAAAACTACGTGATCAGAATGCACTTTATCGCTCGTCAGCATCAGATTCAGCAGCATATCGCGCATCCCAACTTGGGATCAGCCAAGAAGCCGCCCCTCTTATTGAATCATTACGCCAACAAGAAGTGGCGACTCGCCGTGAGGCTGATCAAAAACGCGCTGCTGCAATAGCCGCACGTGGTTTGAAGGCCGCACTGGCGGAACAGGAAGCGGCTGAACGTGCTGCCACGAGAGAGACTGAGCGCGCGCGAAGCCAACGCGAAAATTATTTGTCTACTCTGCGTGACCAAGTGGAATTACAGGGCAAAACCACTTCGCAAATTCAAGAATATAAAGCAGCGCAATTGGGCGTTTCTCAGCAGGCCGCGCCGCTAATTGCCAAGCTTCGTGAGCAGGAAGGAGCATGGAAGCGAGGGGATATTTCTGCTGGCCAGTACAGTATGGCGATGCGCCAATTACCTATGCAGATCACCGATATCACTACCTCGCTGGCGTCTGGTGCGCCAATATGGCTGGTGGCCATTCAGCAAGGTGGCCAGATCAAAGATAGCTTTGGTGGCGCCGGTAATGCGCTAAAAGCGATGCTCAGTCTGTTAACGCCGGCACGGTTGCTTATTGGTGGTACTGCCGCGGTAATGGGGTTGCTCGCTTATGATGCCTACGACAGCAGTACGCGGATCGCCGATCTTAACCGTGAACTTGTGCGGACTAATGGTGTATCCGGGTTAACGAAGCAGGGGCTTCAGGATTTAGTCTATCAAGGCACGACTGCCGGGCAGTCTTTTACTGCTGTGACCGATTCTTTGAAGGCTCTGATCGCCGCCGGTGCCACGTCCGGTACCAACTTTTCACAGGTGAGTCAGGCTATCGCAGCCTATTCCAAAGAAAGTGGCGAAGGGCTGGATGTGTTGGCCGGCAAGTTTACCGCGATAGCCAAAGATCCCAGCCAGGGTATTTTGGCACTGAATGAAAGCCTGCATTTCCTGACGGCAGAACAGTACGCCAACATCCGTTCGCTTGAGGAACAGGGGCGGCAAATGGATGCCGTGAAATTGGCCTCAGATCTTGCGGCTGATGCGATGCATGGCGCCGCGGTGAAGATGAAAACCGAACTTTCCTCGGTTGAATCTTACATGCGGACGCTGAAGGACATGGCCGGCGGCATGTGGGATGCCATAACGGGCGTTTTCCGTGATAAGACGGCCGGTGAAGCTACCGCCGAATTGCAATCCCGCGCGGCAAGCATTCAGGCTCAGATCGAAAACTCTGAACGGACTGGCTACAACCAGAAAAACGGCAAGCTGCAAGCCTGGCGCGAAGAGCTGGATTTGCTGAACTTTCAGCTTGATGCATTAAGCCTGCGCCGCGGTGCGGAGAAGGGCATACAAACCATTGGTCAGCAGCAAAAGGAAAACGAGCAGGAGCGCTTGCGCCTTGCGCAGCAACAGGACGCACTGGCTACCACGCTGCAGACCAAGGAAGAAAAGCGCGCGAAATTAATCCGGCAGACGAATGAAGCCTTCAACAACGGCATCATCAAGACTGCGGCAGATCGCGACAAGCAGATCAAACGAATTAACGAGCAGTTCAAGGACCCGAAAACCCCGAAAGGGCCGCAATACCGCACACCTGCCGGTGAACGGGCGATAGACAGTACGCAGTCAGAGATGTTGGCTCTGCAGGCTCAATTGCAGGTTTTACGCCAGCATAGTGGGCTGAATGACACGATAAGCCAGCAGCGCAAGGACCTATGGAAAGCTCAAGCGCAGTTCACTGTATTGGAGGAGGCGGCTAGTAAGCGTCAGCTATCCGCACAGGAAAAATCTCTGTTATCCAGCAAGGATAAAGTACTGGCGCTGGCGGAACAGAAAGCTGCGCTCGGCGATCAAATCGCTCAGCAGGAACGGATCAACAAACTTCAGGACGCCTCGACCAAATATGTCACCCAAATGGCCGAGAAGCAGCAGGCGCTGCAGCGCAGTGCCGGCTTGGGTGATCGTGCCGCCCAGCGTGAAAGCACTTTTGCCCAACTTAGTCAGGGATGGCAAAACCAGGGAGGGAGCCTGGACGATGCCGGTTATAAGCGTCAGCTGCAGGCCGCACAGGATTATTACGCCGCGGAGGACAAGTTACGAGGTGACTGGATGGCCGGCGCTTCTTCTGCCTGGAGCAATTATCAGGATCAGGCTGCGGACGCCGCCGGAATGACAAAATCACTCTTCACGGGGGCATTTTCTGGGATGGAGGATGCGCTGGTTTCTTTCTCTACTACGGGGAAAAGCACATTCCGCAGTTTTACGACCTCAATCATTGCTGATTTGTCACGTATTGCATACCGGATGCTTATATCCAGCGGACTGCAAAGTCTCTTCGGCGCTTTTTCCGGAGGTGCTGGTAACAACCCCGGTGCTGTCCCTATGTTCGCTAATGCAAAGGGCGGGGCGTATTCGTCCCCATCGCTGAGCGCTTACAGCGGGCAAGTGGTGAACAAACCGACGTTCTTTGCTTTTGCTAAAGGTGCCGGCGTGATGGGCGAGGCTGGAGAAGAGGGTATTTTACCTCTGAAGCGAGGTCCAGATGGACGTTTAGGCGTCAGCGCTTATGGTGGTGCGGCTTCAGGTGCTTCTGGCGCTGCACCACAGGTAAATATCAACATCGCGAATGATGGTCAGTCGTCACAACAGAAAACGACGCCAGGCTTGGAATCGTTTGGTGCTGATATCGGTAATTATGTAGCTAAAAAATACCGTGAGTTGAGGGATAAGGATCTTCGACAAAACGGCGTGTTAAATCAGGCTATTCGCGGCGGGAGGGGGTAATGGCACAACTTAAAACATTCCATTTCCCTCCGCGCTATGGTGCGGCTGGGGAGTTTGAGCCGGTCGTCCGAGAAGTCCAGTTTGGTGATGGCTACAAGCAGGTGACCGGTGATGGAATCAACAGCGAAAAGGAGAGCTGGCCATTAACGTTTACTGGCCCCTGGCCGTTTATTGAGCCGATCGTGGCATTTTTGCGTGAACACAACGGGTACCGTTCATTCCAGTGGCGTAATCCGCTGTACCAGTTGGGGCTCTATAATGCGGGTGCCTTCACCATAACTCCCACTTTTGCCAATGCTCAGGGCCGTAATTACACCCTGACGGTCACATTCACCCGCGCTAATCATCCGTAGGAATAATCATGTCAATTAATGCAGATCTCCAGCTGCTGCGGCCTGGTAGTCGGGTATTTCTATTCCACGTGGATGGAAGCATGTTCGACGGGCCAGAGCTGTTTTTTCATAACTATCCGATCCCGTATACAGAAGCGGAGCTGGTTGCCGCCGGCAGCGATCCGAATTTGCTGCCGGCTAAATCTATCTGGTGGCAGGGGCAGGAGTACAAGCCGTGGCCAGTGCAGGCGGAGGGATTCGAAGTCACCAGCGATGGCAGCGCACCAACCCCCACGTTGAGCGTGGCAAACCTTGACGGAACAATTTCAGCTATGTGCCTGGCATATCAAAACATGGCGCAGGCCAGAGTCACCCGGCACTTTACCTTTGCCCAATATCTGGATGCGCGAAATTACCCGGACGGCAACCAAGAAGCTGATCCGACAAAGGAAAAGCTGGATGTTTACTACATCGAAATCAAAACCAGCGAAGACGACGAGGTGATTCAATTTCAGTTGTCCTCGCCGGCAGACCTGCAGGGTATTCAAATCCCAACGCGCCAAATCCATAGCCTGTGCACCTGGTGCATCCGTGGGCAGTACAGAGGCCCATCATGCGGCTATACCGGCACAAACTATTTTGATCAGGACGGCAACCCGGTAGACGACCCGTCAAAAGATGTTTGCGGTGGTCTGCTCAGCGATTGCAAAAAACGCTGGGGTGCAACAGAGCAACTGCCGTTTGGTGGCTTCCCTGGCTCCGCATTGCTGAAGAGGTAATGATGCGAAAACAGATAATCAGCGCCGTTCTGGCGCATGCTGCGGCGGAGTACCCGCGTGAGTGTTGCGGACTGGTGGTGCAAAACGGCCGCCGGCAGCGCTATATCCCGTGTCGTAATCAGGCGCCTGAGCCGACCGAACAGTTTAGCCTTGCGCCAGAGGATTACGCCGCCGCTGAGGATACTGGCACAATTGTTGCGGTAGTCCATAGCCACCCCGATGCGACCACCCAACCCAGTCAGCTCGATATCGCACAGTGTGACCTGTCACAATTGCCGTGGATCATTGCCAGTTGGCCAGAGGGGGACATTCGCGAGGTTATGCCTACGCAGGGAATCAAGCCACTGCTGGGCCGCCCGTTCGTGCATGGGTTCTGGGACTGCTACGCCATTGTTCGGGACTGGTATCAGCTCGAGCGTGGCATTACGCTGCCGAATTTTAAACGGACAGATGGCTGGTGGGATAGGGGGGAAAACCTCTATATGAAACTTTACGCCGAGGCGGGCTTCGTACCGGCATCGGGCGAGGTGCAGATCGGCGACGTAATCGTTATGCAGGTTCAGGCACCGGAGCCGAATCACGCAGGCGTCTACCTGGGCGATGGGTTGATGGTGCATCACATGTATGGCCAGCTCAGTACGCGCGTTCCTTATGGTGGGTACTGGTCAGAACGGACGATAACCGTTTTACGTTACAACGGCTGATCTGCTGCTATGATGTTGTGATATTCAGCAAAGGGATATCACAATGAAAAAAGTTGTAATAACAGCACTAGCATCATTTCTTCTTTCTGGGTGCATGACGGAGCAGCTTGCTAAACAGGAGCCTATATATTCAGGTCATAGCAATAAGACGCCCCAGAAATACACCCAATGTCTTGCCCCGAAATGGCAAAACCTCAATCCAACTACAAAAATGATTGAAACAGAGACAGGATATCAACTGTCTGCTGACAATTTATTAGTTGGGGCTGTTTCTCTGGCTAGAATAAATAACAGCAGTAACGGTGGTAGCCAGATAGATGTTTATGCACAGTCTAGAGGAATTGGAGACCCTTGGGGTACATCAGCAAAATTATGTCTTTAAACTCAACCCGCTCCGGCGGGTTTTTTATAGGTTAAATATGCCAATTCTAACTCCTGAAGTTAAAATAATTCGTTTGTATGGTGTGTTAGGCGCAACGTTTGGTCGCGTCCATCGCTTAGCTGTAGATAGCCCTCAAGAGGCCATTAAGGCTTTATGTACAGTGATTCCCGGATTGCAAAAGTTTCTCCTAGAGAGTAAGGATCGCGGGTTGACTTATGCCATTTTTGAAGGCCGTAGGAATTTAAGTAAAGATGACCTACCTCTATCGGCTAACGGGAATGATATCCGTATTGCTCCAGTTATTATTGGTAGTAAAAAGGCCGGTGCTTTTCAAACAATATTAGGTGCTGTTTTGGTTGTTGTAGGCGTTGTTGTTGGTGTGATGACGAGTTGGACGGGTGTTGGTGGCTCAATTGGCCTTGGGATCGCAATGTCCGGGGCATCAATGATGCTTGGCGGGGTTATCCAAATGCTTTCGCCCATGCAGGGCGGACTGGCTTCACGTCAAGACCCGGATAATAAACCGTCATACGCATTCGGTGGCCCGGTAAATACCATTGCGCAGGGTAACCCGGTTCCGATCCTCTACGGCAAGCGCCGCATTGGTGGCGCCATTATCTCCGCTGGCATCTATGCAGAAGACCAGCAGTAATTAGAAACCGCTGATTTACTGAACCCGCTCCGGCGGGTTTTTTACGCCTGGAGAAAAGTATGCACGTTATTGAAGGCCGGAAAGGCGGAAGCAGTAGCCCCAGCACCCCAACAGAATCACCCGATTCCTTGCAGTCCACCTCTTACGCAAAAATACTTCTGGCGTTGGGCGAGGGGGAGTTTGCCGGCGAACTTGATGGCACCCGGATTTTTCTTGATGGCACTCCGCTGACTTCAGCAGATGGTACTGAAAACTTCCCTGGCGTGAAGTGGGAATTTCGCCCAGGCACGCCGCATCAGGATTACATACCTGGCATGCCTGATGTTGAGAACGAAATTACAGTTAGCACCGAACTGACGAGCGATCGGGACTGGGTGCGATCGGTGACCAATACTCAACTTTCTGCCGTTCGCCTGCGTTTTTCATGGGCGCAATTACAGCAGCAGCAAGATAACGGGGATGTAGTCGGGTACCGCATTGAATATGCGATCGACGTTGCCACTGATGGCGGCACTTATCAAGAAGCCCTGCGCGCTGCCATTGATGGCAAGACCACGACCAAATATGAGCGCAGCCACCGCATCGATCTTCCAGCGGCCACAACAGGGTGGCAAGTGCGTGTCCGTCGCCTGACGCCGAACAGCACCAGCAACCGGGTTGCCGATAAAATGGTGGTTGAAGCCATTACTGAGACGATTGACGCCAAGCTCCGCTATCCCGAAACGGCACTGTTATTTATTCAGTTCGACGCAAAGCAGTTCCCCAATATTCCCCAAGTATCCAGCGAGCCAAAAGGGCGCATCGCTCGAGTGCCTTCGAATTACAACCCCGAGACACGGGAATATACCGGCACATGGGACGGGACATTTAAAACATCATGGACGAATAACCCCGCCTGGATAACGTATGACTTGATGATAAATGACCGGTTCTCGATCGGAACTCGGGTGAAGGCGGAAAACCTCGCGCTGACAAAGTGGGACCTGTACCAGATTGGGCAGTATTGTGATCAGCTGGTGCCTGATGGCCGGGGCGGCGACGGGAAAGAACCACGTTTTCTTTGTGACGTTTATATCCAGTCACAAGAGGATGCTTGGAATGTATTACGTGACATAGCGTCCATTTATCGCGGCTCTACCTTTTGGGCAAATAACGGCATGAATGCCCTGGCTGATATGCCCGCAGATGTTAAATACATCTTCACCCGTGCCAACGTTAAAGATGGCAAGTTTACCTATGCCAGCGCCAGCGAGAAAACGCATTACAGCACCTGTATGGTGAGCTGGAGCGACCCGGCAAACGGTTATCAGGACGCGATAGAGCCAGTTGCAGAGCAGTCGCTGATTCGCCGCTATGGCATCAAGCAAGCTGACCTGACGGCGATCGGATGCATACGGAAGTCAGAAGGGATTCGCCGGGGAAAATGGCTGCTTCATACCAACGACAAGGATCGCCTTGTGTCATTCACAGTGGGGCTTGATGGCAAGGTGCCGCTCCCTGGCTGGATTATTGCTGTAGCCGATGAAATGTTAGCCGGCCGCCCGCTTGGTGGCCGTATCAGTTCTGTGGATGTCCGCAATATCACTCTTGATCGCGTTTCATCAGCAGCTGTTGGCGAACGTTTGATTTTGAACCTGCCAAGCGGGAAAGCGGAGGGGCGAACCATTGCGGCGGTAGCGGGTAAAAACGTTACGGTAACAACGGCGTATTCTGAAACACCGGTTGCCGAGGCTGTGTGGGCGGTTGACGCGTCAGACCTCGCGCTACAGCAATTCCGCGTAACAGGCATTAAAGAAGGTGACGACGGGGTATCGTTCGATATTACCGCCGTCGAGCATGACCCGAATAAATTTGCAAAAATCGACACTGGCGCGCGAATTGAAGATCCGCCGATCAGCGTCATCCCACCCGGCGTACAGCCGCCGCCGACCAATGTCCAGATCGGTGAGTCGTCAGCCATCATTCAAGGGCTGGCCGTAGCCACACTGCGTGTTACATGGGATCGGGCGGAAAGCGCGATCGCCTATGAGGCAGAATGGCGCCGGGATAACGGTAACTGGATACCAGCACCGCGAACATCAACCCTCGGGTTTGAGGTTTCTGGTATTTATGCCGGCCGCTATCAGGCCCGCGTACGCGCGATAAACCCTTCTGAGATTTCCAGTGTGTGGGCCAATGCGCCAGAAATGGTGCTGACCGGTAAGCAAGGCGAGCCGCCGGCGCTGGCCAGCTTCACGACGGTAGGCCAGGTGTTCGGCATCGTGTTGAACTGGGAGTTTCCTCTCGGGGCAGAGGACACGCAGCGGACTGAAATCTGGTACAGCCAGAACTCAGATGGCAGCAACAAAATGCACTTGGGTGATTATGCATACCCGCAGCGGAGCCACACAATGACGGGGCTGGCGGCAGGAGTGAATTTCTGGTTCCAGGCGCGCTTGGTGGATAAGCTCGGCAATACCGGCCCGTGGACGAACTGGGTGCAGGGAACATCGAGCGAAGACGCCAGCGAGGTTCTGGACTACCTGAAAGGGAAGATCACCGAGACTGAGTTGGGGCAGGAACTGCTGGGGCCGGTAGAGGATGCCGGAAAATTAAAGGACATGTGGTCGGTGAAGGTTGGCCAGACCGTGGATGGTAAGTTGTACACTGCCGGCATCGGCGTTGGCGTTGAAAACACACCGGAGGGCATGCAATCACAGGTATTGATTCTCGCTGACCGATTTGCAGTGCTGAATACTGCGGATGGGCAGGGTTCGTCTGTATCTGTTCCGTTCGCGATTGAGAATAACCAAGTGTTTATGAATAGCGCGTTCATTAAAGACGCGACGATAGATAGTGCCAAAATTGCACAGCAAATTCAGTCATCAAATTATATTGATAGAGTGCAGGGATGGGCGATCAATAAAAACGGTGATGCGCAATTCCAAAACACGGTTGTTAGAGGTGAGATTAATGCAACATCTGGAACATTCAACAACGTAACGATAGAGGAAAACTGCACAGTTAAAGGTACTGTATATGCTGAAAAAATCATAGGTGATGTTGTTTCAGCGGGTTCGTGGGGAAAAATTGAAACATATGGTGTGAATGATTCGCAGCATAGGTATTTTACCGGTGGCCTTCCTTACGAAACCATATTGATAGTGCCCTCAGCTGCGCTTTATACAGGGGTTAAACCCGGGGGGTCTGGCTCGGTATATATAAAAATTAACGGCGCCGAATATTGGAGGGCGTCAGCATCATCAGGAACAAAATATGACAGCTCAATAGTTGTTGAGGTTCCGCCAAATGGGACAGTAGATGTTGAGTTTGGAATAACTGGCGCTGAGTCCGGACAATTTTTTGGAACAAATGGCGCAATGGCTGTGATGGTCTTCCGAAAAGGAAATAACCGATTCCATGATTGATTAAAAATGACCCGCTTCGGCGGGTTTTTTATTGGAGAATATATGGCTGTTTTAATCAGCGGCAAACTCATTGGTCCCAATGGCGATCCGCGCCCCGGTGTAACCATTATGCTGACAGCGGTCAAAACGTCATCGGCAGTAGTTCACCTGGCGCCGTCCAGTTCCACAACTGGCCCAGATGGTAGCTATTCACTGTCGGTTGAGGTGGGCACGCATAACGTAATGATTGAGGCGTATGGGCGTCCATTCGAGAAAGTTGGGCAGATCACCGTTTATAGCGACTCTAAACCGGGGACCCTTAACGATTTTCTGACCAGCCCTGGGCAGGAAGAACTGACGCCAGCGATTGTGGCGATGGTTGATGATATGCGTGCTGCTGCTGCACTGTATGCAGATCTTGCGAAGGGGTACGCAAGTGATGCCAAAGCATCCTCCGAAGTTGCCCAGTCTGGAGTTGATCCTTACGATGATGCGCCCGCAGCACAACGCGCCATTGATAATGGAACTGAAACGCGAACATATTTCACTGTCTGGTCATCATCCTCACGCTTTTGGACCGAAAAATATAAAAATGTGGATGGTGTTGCGACACCAACCGGGGAGCGGCTTGTTAGCTCAGAGTTTGTTGAAGCTTTCGCTGCACAGACTGAATTGTTAACGGGCATGCTGCCACCGGAACTGGCCGCTGCTTACCCAGATTTGCATTATGCGTTTTTGTCACAAGATCGCTTAGGCCTGCTGACAATCGATAAGCAAAATTATGCACAGTTCGCTGGCATGCGCGACAAGCTACAGGAACGGCTAGCGTTTATTGGGGATAAATTCACAGCCAACAGCATCAGAGGGTGGCACCACATCTTTAAGACACAGGATGATGTGGTAGGTGCTGGCATAGATACGATGCTGAAATTCTGGCTCGCGGGTATGCCTGATTCGATTCAAGATCGGTTGCGTGCGCTCGGTAACGCGCAGCTCAGTGCAAAAATTCGAGATCTGATCTGGGTAGGCGCGACAGATGAAACACTGACGAATTGCTGGGGTGTAGTCGGCGGCGATTTCCGTTTAAGGCTCGCAGGCATGAAAAGTGCTGTTAACGATCTGGAAAACGGCGTGCCTGCCCTGGTGCGGCCACACAATGGTAAGTTGGCGCTTTTTGCTGGCGCTCTTGATGTGGCCCCAATATGGAATGCATCGACAGTAGTCGGTGCAACCCCGATATCGGATAGCGGCATTGTTTTTACTTTCCGCAAAAACGGCCAGGTATACGCCGGTGTTATTTCAAAGACGCCTCCACAAGGGGCCTACAAGACGAGAGAGTTAGACCCGGATACTGCCTATGTGTATCTCATTCTCGTGACCGGACAATCTCTTGCAGCCACGCAGGCTGGGCCAAGTGTCGTAACGCATGATGCGTCGTTGGATGGTTCTGCTCTTATGTTCACCGGTGAGGGCCAGGACAGAGGGCTGGTATTTGGTGAAAACCTCGACCCGACAAAACTGGGGGCAATGACAGACTTAGATTCTCCTGTTCAGGCTCGTGGTCCAGGGGCGGTACAGCACATCCTCAGGACATGCCGTGACAACAACATTGCTATGCCAATATTCGCGACAAGAACACACGCAAAAGGGGGCGCGTTTTACAGTGAGTTAAAAAAGGGTACGCCAACGTTTGACGCAGGCATGACGGCAGCGAAAGAGTTTGCGCGCCAGGTATTGGGGATGGGGAAAAAACCCGTAATCCCTGCGGAAATCATTTCACATGGGGAAGCCGATAGCGCGAGAGTTACCGCTATTGGGCAATATTACGGTGATGCGAATGAATGGACAAATGACCTTCAAAGCGGCATTCAGGCCACTACCGGACAGGCTCAGAAGCCGATCATATTTATCGATCAGTTGGGTTCGCGGGTACGCACTGTAAGCCCCGGCAGTGGCGATGTCATATATGGAGATTTCATCGCGCAGGACCAATGGCAGCTATCCCTTGATCGTGCCGATGTCGTTTTATCAACGCCCAAGTATCCAATGAACAGGCTGTATCCGCTTGACCAGCAACACCTATTACAGCGCGGTTATTCGTGGTTAGACGAATATGTTGGGCAAGCGATCTACTGGACGTTCTTTGATCCAAACAACACGACACGCCGCAAATGGAACCCTGTTCAACCGAAAAAATTTACTGTCATTGGCAACATCCTGAGGGGGGAATTTGAGACAACCCCGCTGGGTTACCCTTTGACTATTGATAATGACACCCTAGGTGCGGCGCCGTTCGCTGGGTTGGATTTCGAGAAAGGCACAGCAGTGGCAAATCATTTCGAGCAAGTGGACGATTTCACGTTTGAATGGGGCCTGAATCACGCGCCTACCGCCGGCGACTTTATCAGGCTTGGCTTTAATGCCACCGATACTGGCGGCTTCCCGCCACCGTATGACAACTGGATTTTCCCGTTAGTGAATATCCGCGACACATCACCGTTAATGAGCAAATACTCAGCCCAGCATATGTGGAACTGGTCTGTGCTGGCTCGTATGCCTGTTTAAAAGGAGTACCGAATGGCTTTTGTTTCTGTATCAAATAAAGATAACCAGCCTGGGGCGTTACCGGGTATCGATATGTCAGCGTATATTCTCGACCCGGCCAAATTATTTGCAACGCATAAAGCTCGCGTTATTGCTGACGGCGGCGTCCTAAAGGATGAGGCCGCCACGCTATCTGAATTTACATTTATCGTTAACAGTGGTTTTTATGACCGCATCTCAGCATGGCCGTATGTCAACGGAGGGGTTAAGGTCGATGCGCAGGGAAATGTGCAGAAAGTCTATTCTCTTGTGGGGCCTGATTTTATTGCAGTGCTGGCCGCCGGCAGTGCTAACCCGGCACCGACAATCAAGCTGGATGAAACGGGTGCTCAGCGCGGTGTGCGGATTCTTCTGTCAAATGGCGGTTACTATCTACGCTCGGAAACGGTATTAAAACTACAAGCAGCATCAAATAAAAAATGGTTACTCAGTGCCCGGATGCGCGATGTTGACCTGGCTGATAATGCGGGTATCTCGATGGCGTGGGGTGTTGCATCTTCAACGTCAGCATTTTTTGAGTGCCGAAAAACCACAACAATTTCCAATCCGTGGAAGTACGTCGCAACGAATGTAGTTCCACCAACCTCAGGAAGTTACGTTGCTGCGACTCAATCGCCTTACGCTGATTTTGTGTCATCCGCCGGGCTGTTTAATGCGTTGACTGGCGAAGTAATGGGGTACGAAGGTGGCCGGCTTGTGCAAGCGGGCGTATCCCCTACAGGAACACTGGCTGACCTGAGTGGGACATCGAACTATCTTTGGATCGGCACGACCTACCTTGCCCAGGCGGGTAACCTTAACGTCTGTAACGGTACGTTTGCGAGTGCTCGTTGTTTGAACCAGGCAACAGAAAACGACGCGATTTTAATTTCAAACCGCGCATAAGCATGGCCGGGATGGACCCCGGCAATTCTACAAAAACTATCTTTCTTTACCGATCAATATCCTACCTTTTCGATAGATCTCCGAACTTTCCCCCACCAAAAACTTACGCTTATACTGTATAAAAACACAGTATCAAGGCGGCATTATGACTTTCTTTTATCCAACACCAAACCCAATAAAACTCGAACTCCCGTTGTTTTCCGACAAAGTGCCGGCGGGTTTCCCCAGCCCTGCAGCTGATTACGTCAGTTCACGCATCGACTTGAACGAGTACTGCATCAGCCATCCGAACGCCACCTATTTTCTTTATGCCACAGGTGACTCTATGCTCGAGGCCGGCATCACTGAAGGCTCTATGCTCGTTGTCGATCGCAGTATCAGTCCAGCCCACGGAGATATCGTCATTGCCAGCATAGCCGGCGAGTTCACTGTGAAGCGTCTCTGCTTGCATCCACGCGCACAACTGGAGCCCATGAACCCGAAGTATGAGCCGATCTTGCTCCATGACGGTGGCGATGATCTGGAGGTGATGGGCGTCGTGGTGTCTTCGATAACGAGGCTCAAGTAATGTACGCGCTCGCAGATGTGAACAGCTTTTATGCGAGCTGCGAAACCTTGTGGCGGCCAGATCTTCGCGGACGGCCTGTTGTCGTTCTTTCGAATAACGATGGGTGCGTGGTTGCCAGGAGCAAAGAGGCGAAAGCATTGGGGCTGAAAATGGGGGAACCCTATTTCCAAATTAAACGAAACTTTGAGCGCGCCGGCGGCATTGCATTCAGCAGCAACTACGAGTTGTACGCTGATATGTCCCAGCGTGTGATGGCTGTTTTAGAAGAGATGGCGCCTCGCGTAGAAATATATTCAATTGACGAAAGTTTTCTTGATCTCACCGGTGTGCGTAATTGCATCGACCTGGAAACCTTCGGCCGCCAGGTCCGCGCCAAAGTGCTTCGCGATACCGGCTTAACGGTCGGTGTTGGCATTGCCCAAACAAAGACATTAGCGAAGCTGGCGAACTTTGCGGCGAAGAAGTGGGACAAGACCGGCGGGGTTGTGGATCTGTCCAACGAAGGGCGCCAGCGTAAACTGTTGGGGCTTGTACCTGTTGAAGAGGTCTGGGGCATTGGCCGGCGGATATCGAAAAAGCTCAACATAATGGGTATCGAAACCGCGCTGCAGTTGGCCGATGCCAGCACGACGATGATCCGAAAGCATTTCAGCGTTGTGATAGAGCGAACCGTGCGTGAGCTACGTGGCCAGCCTTGTCTTGAACTGGAGGAATTCGCGCCGACCAAGCAGCAGATCATTTGCAGTCGCAGCTTCGGCGACCGCATCACAGAATACGACCAGATGCATCAGGCGATCTGCATGTACGCGACGCGCGCGGCGGAGAAGCTGCGTGAAGAGCGGCAATATTGCCGGCATGTCAGCGCCTGGCTTAAAACCAGCCCGTTCGCAATCAATGAGGAGTACTACGGCAACACGGCCAGCATAAAGCTGAGCACACCAACGCAGGATACACGGGACATTATCGCTGCCGCTATGCGTTGCCTTGATGCCGTTTGGCAACCAGGTCATCGATATCAGAAAGGCGGGGTGATGCTGCAGGACTTCTTCAGCCAGGGTGTGGCCCAGCTTGGGCTGTTCGATGAATATCAGCCACGGCAGAACAGCGAGCAGCTGATGGGCGTGCTTGACCGCATCAATAACTCGGGTAGGGCACAGCTATGGTTTGCTGGGCAAGGGGCACATCAGTCATGGTCAATGAAACGTGAGCTACTATCACCGGCATACACGACACGGCTTAGCGATCTGCCACTCGCTCGGGTGTACTAAACCAGTGGGGCGGCGATAGGTTTAATCAGGTTGGCACTGTCGTTGCGGATATTACCGACTGATTTGTCTACAGGGTGCCAGGCGAAATCATCAGGTGGCGTGGCCGCTTCTTTTGCCAGTTCTTCAGCGCGTTCTGAGCTTGTGCTCGGGTCCATCCATTCGCGTGCTGCCGCCGGCGGTAAAACGACGGGACGTCGATCATGAATATCGAGCAGGCCAGAGTTACTGGAGCTGGTCACAATGACAAATCCGTAATCATCAGGAGGATCTTTTTCATCGGGGTGATAGCGGCTGATCGCGGCGAAAAATATAGGCGATTCCGATTTGTGATAGATGAAGTAAGGCTGTTTTAATTTGGCGTCGTGCTTGTCTTTTTTCCACTCATACCAGCCATCAGCCATCACCAGCATGCGGCCGTGATCCCATAAGGGCTTAAACATTCTGCTGGTGGCTGCGGTTTCAACGCGGGCATTGATAACCGGCTGGCGTTTCATTTCCCGCCACCAATCCGGGCCGTAACCCCACTCGAGAGGATCGAGGTGCAATTTATCATCGCGTTGATTAAGTACCAGCACGCGAGTGCCTGGCGCCACGTTGTAGCGACCGATCGGAACATTGTCCAGCGCGCTGGCAAATTCAAGGTCGGAGGCGAGCACGTCGAGATAATCGGCGCGGGTCTGTACTTGGGCAAATCGTCCACACAT